TACCAAAGAAGACATTCGCCTTGCTGAGTATTACTACACAGTCCGCGAAAAGGCCACGCTTTACCTGTTAAGTGATGGAACGTCTACTTTTGCTGACGACAAAGATTTCTTTAACCGCTTGCAAGCTGCAAAAATCACCGTGGTGGACAAGCGAGACAGCCACAAAAAGACCATCAAATACTGCAAGTTGACGGGCGTGGAAGTGATTGAGGAAGGTGTTTGGCCTTCTAAATACCTGCCAATCGTGCCTGTTTATGGTCGCCACATCGTCATTTCTGACAAGCGCCACAAGTTTGGCATGGTGCGTTACGCCAAAGACCCACAGCGCATGTATAACTTCTGGCAGACCAGCCTGACTGAATCTGTTGCTTTGGCTCCAAAAGCCAAATGGCTGCTGGCTGAGGGCCAAGACGAAGGCCATGAAAACGATTGGGCACAGGCCAACATTAAGTCGTTCCCTCTGTTGCGTTACAAGCAAACCGACATTGACGGACGTCCAGCGCCGGTTCCAGTCCGGTTGCAGCCTGAGCCTCCGCCTGCTGGTGTGATGGCCGCTGCCGCAACGGTGAATGAAGACATCAAGGTGATGATGGGCATTTTTGACCCTGCACAGCTTGGTCAAGGCAACATTTCGGGCAAAGCTCTGAATGGTCAACAACAACAGGTCGATCTGACCAATTTTGACTATTACGACAACCTGACACGCTCAATCGCTCAAGTCGGCAAAATCATTCTCGACCTGATTCCTAAGATTTACGACACCCAACGAGTGCTGCGAATCATCGGTGAAGATGGAAAACCTGAACTGGTTACGATGAATGAGCGTGATGCTTTGGGCAACATCCTGAAAAACAACACCGCAGTCGGTCAATATGATGTGGTGATGGAAACCGGTCCAGGTTACAATTCCAAGCGCCAAGAAGCTGTCGATTCAATGATGCAATTGTTGGGCGCTGACCCTGCTTTGATGCAGACCGCTGGCGACCTAATCTTTAGAAACATGGATTTCCCTGGCGCTGACATCATTGCAGACCGCCTTGCCACGCTTAATCCGCTGGCTCAGATTGACGAACACAGCGACATTCCCCCGCAAGTTCAAATGCAACTGGCACAAGCTCAGAAGCAGGTCAAGGACATGCAACAGCAGATGCAAGCTATGCAGATGGCTATGAAGCAGCGTTCTGACATTGAGCAAGTCAAGCAGGATGCCGAGACTAAGCGCACATTGATCAAAGAAACCAACCGCGCTCACGAAATTGAGCTGCGTGATGCCCACGACCATGCCGACATGAAAATGAAGGTAGACGGTCAGGCACACGACACCATTGTTAAAACTCAGACCCAACTTGAAATTGAGCGTATGAAGGCAGAAGTTGCCATCATGCTGGCCGAGTTGGACAAGCGTTCATTACGTAATGCAAGCGCAGAAACGACTGAACGAGCAATATAAATTCGTGGTAAATTAACCACAAACCTTACCTGTGAGGTACACAGGGTAAATTCGTAGGGACACGTAATGTCTGAAAAAGAAGCAAGTCAAGTTTTGACTAGCGAAAATGCAGCGGAATTTTATGCAAACAGATTAGGTTTAGCTGAATCTCCAGCCGAAACCGTGGCCGAGCAATCGGAGCCGGAGCCGGTAGAGGAACAGAGTGAACCTGAAGCAGAAGCCGAAGCAAAACAAGAGGGTGAGCGCAAGCAAAATCCGAAACTTGAACGCAGATTCAGCGAGATTACCAAGCAGCGGGAAGAAGCGCGTAAAGAAGCGCAACAAGAACGTGAAGCTAGGTTAGCTCTAGAACAGCGTTTGGCAGCTTTAGAAAATCAAAAGACCCCAAAGGTCAATCCGATTGACGAAAAGCCGCAGCCCAGTCAGTTTAGCGATGCGTTTGAATATGCCGAAGCTCTAGCAGAGTACACGGCTGATAAGCGAATTGCTGAAATGAAGCAACAAGAAGCGCAAGCGAAAGAAGCCGAAGAACGCCAAAAGGTTATCCAATCTTGGGCAAAAAAGGTGGAAAGCGCCAAAACTTCGTTGCCTGATTTTGATCAAATCGTTGCGTCAAGCGATGTTGTCGTAAATGACGATATTCGTGATGCGATTCTGGAGAGTGATGTAGGCCCACAAATCCTTTATCACCTAGCTGAAAACGAGGAAATCGGTAAAAAAATCGCTGGTATGTCGCCAAAAGCAGCGTTGAGGGAAATTGGAAAACTAGAAGCTCGATTTGAGGCAAAACCTGAAGTTGAGAAGACAGCCCCTGTTGTTAAAAGTAAAGCACCAACGCCGATCCAACCAATTCGCGGAGGGAAAAACGCTCCTGATGTTCCAATGGACTCCAACGGGGTATTTTTTGGTTCAGCAGCGCAGTGGAAAGAACTTCGCAAAGCAGGGAAGATTCGGTAAACCTAATCTTTTTGAAAGAAAATCATGGCTAATAATTTGCTAACCATCAGCAAGATCACCAACGAAGCGTTGATGGTCTTGGAAAACGAACTTACGTTCACTTCAGAAGTCGATCGCAACTATGACGACCAGTTTGCTGTCGTCGGAGCTAAGATCGGCGCAACCGTTAACGTCCGTAAACCTGGTCGTTTCATCGGTACTACCGGCCCCGCTTTGAACGTTGAAGACTTCAACGAAACCAGCGTGCCTGTTACCCTGAGCACTCAGTTCCACGTTGACACTCAGTTCACCACTCAAGACCTGGCCTTGTCCTTGGACATGTTCAGCGACCGCGTGTTGAAGCCTGCTGTGGCAGCTATCGCCAACAAAATTGACCGTGATGGCCTTGCAATGGCAACTTTGCAAACCGCCAACATCGTTGGCACTGCTGGTACGCCTCCTACCGGTCTGATTACGTATTTGACCGCTGGTGCATATCTGGACAGCGAAGGCGCTCCCCGCGATGGTCGCCGTTCATGTATCGTTGAACCGTTTACCTCTGCAACTATCGTTGACAGCTTGAAAGGCCTCTTTGTGCCCCAAGAAGCTATTGGCGAACAGTATCGCAAGGGTTTGATGGGTCGCGATTCTGGCGGTATGAATTGGAAACTTGACCAGAACGTGGTTTCGCAGACATTCGGTAGCTTTGCTGGTACTGCAACTGTGAACACCACCACCGGTACTGGTTTCTTGACAAGCGGTTGGGCTTCTAGCTCCACCATCACTTTGTCTTTGACCAACGGTGTGTCCTTGAACGCTGGTGATACCTTCCAGATCGCTGGTGTGTACGCTGTCAACCCACAGAACCGTCAAGCCTACGGTAGCAACAAGCTGCGCAACTTCGTTGTGAAGCAAGCTGTTAGCGGTTCGGGTGGCACGATCTCTGTGACCGTCAGCCCCGCTGTGATCACCGCTGGTCAGTTCCAGAACGTGTCTATTCCTAGCACTTCTTCTGCTGCCGCTGTGAGCTTCTTCAACAGCTCTGGTACTGTGTCGCCACAGAACATCATCATGCACCGCAATGCTTTCACTTTGGCCGTGGCCGATCTGGAATTGCCAGAAGGTGTGCATTTTGCTGGTCGTGCAAGCGATAAGGAGATTGGTTTGTCGATGCGTGTTGTGCGTCAGTACACCATCAACAACGACTCGATTCCTACCCGTTTGGACGTGTTGTACGGTTGGGCGCCTCTCTACCCTGAGTTGGCTTGCCGCGTTGCAGCCTAATTGACAAAGGGGGACTAAACATCCCCCGTCATTAACTTTTTAAGGAAAAATCATGGCAAATCCAGGACCAGCAACTACCGTAAGCAATCACCCTCAAGTTCTTGGCACAAACCAAGCCTTGCGTTTGATTGCATCTGCACAATCTGTTAACTTGGCTGCTGCCGGTGACACCGCAATGTTCGTTTTGGACATTAGCAAATTCGTGCCCACCAGCATCATCATTACCAACGGCCTGAACTCTAGCGGTGCAACCACCACCATTGCAACGGCTACTGTTGGTGTGTATACAGGCCCAGGTCAAACGGGTTCAACCATTTTGACCACCGCTGCTTTGACTAGCAACACCGGTGGCCCATATGTGACGACCTCCGCAGCAACCTCGCTCACTACTGCAATTTCTAACCCAACTAACATTTATGTTAACGTGGGCACTACGATTGCAGCAACTTGTGACGTGTTTGTTTACGGTTACGACCTCACTTTCCTGCCTTAATTTGAGGTAGATAAGGGAAAGCCACTCTCAAAATGGGGGTGGCTTTTTTCGCTTTTGCGCTACAATTAATTGCAATTCTTTCAAAGGAATCATCATGTCTTCAACGACCATCACCCGTGGCAACTCGCACGAAACCTTTTACATCCAGCCATCTTTGACGCCTGTTGCTGTCGCTGCTAACACCACCGCTGCTCAGACTTTCAACATTGCTGGCTTGCAAACCACCGACATTTGCACTTTGATTGGCTTAAATGGCTCTCAAATCGCTGGCATCGTGGTATGTGAATGTGATTGTTTAACTGCTGGCGTTTTGACCGTTCAATTCGGCAACTTGACAGCTTCGCCAGTCACGCCTACCGCTGGTGTATATACCCTTCAGATTACCCGTTTGGAAGGCCCTGCGCCTGTTACGGCGGTCTAAATGGCAGGCTCAACCGTCCAAAGAAACGCTGGCAAGACTTATGCCTTGTCGGT